TTTTTCTTTTGAACTTGAAAAACTACTGTTCATTGTTATACCTGTACATCTTCCATTCCAGCAGTTCTAAGACGTACAATATGCCCTAACTGCCATTGTTTAGTATCTAAACCCTTCATTATGCCAAGATACTTATTACGCAGTAGAGCAACCTCGTTAATTAATGTTTCAAAGTCAATGACTTCGTCTTCTCCATCAACATACTTTTCTGCATCTCTGCTGGTTAATGCTCGAGCATATCCTTCTAAATATTTTTGGAAATGTTTACGTCTTATTTGTCTTAGTTTAATGTTTAGATAGTTCAGGACTGCTTCAATTTCTTGCAGTTGATTGAATCGATGTTCAGTGAGTCCAGGTAATGCTTTTATGTTTTTTTCAACAAGTCCGCCAACTCTGCACTCACTCTTGGCTATTTCTAACTCATGTTCATAATGAGTAATAAATCCTGGGATCTCAGCAAGATTGTTTGTTACTTTGCTATACCACATATACTAGTACTCGTCGTAGTTAAATTCACCATCATCGTCATACTGATTCAACAGTTCATCTTCTTCCTCTTCTTCAAAATCATCTTCTTCTGCTTCTCCAAGATAATTTGCAATAGCAAGTTTTATTGCACCATCAAATTTAAATGCTTCTCTTAATTCTTCAGCACTATGTTGTCCTATTAAGGCTTCAACAACATGATCCGCTGCCTCGCGAATATCACCTGTGTCGTGCATAAATTGTCGTGTTGCTTTCCATACTAGTGCGGCTAAGTCTAATGACACTATACGTTCTCCTCGTTAAATGTTTCTTCTTCGGCAGGAGCGGCAATTTCTATTACCTCTTCAGCTTCAGGTGTACTTAGCTCTTGTTCTAATTTATTAAAATCTTGCATAACCTTGTCTAAACAACCGTCTTCGTTGCGTTCCCAAGCCTTTCTAAACTGTAATATATCTTCGCCACTGGAAGTTTTGAATGCTAGCCTATTGCCTTGTTTGGTTAATAGTCCTGTTGCTTCAGCTAGATCCACTAATCCACTGTATGGATTCATACCAGTTTCGTATGGAATCTTTACCTGCACTGATTCAAATGGTTTTGCATATCTTGTTTTCATAACCTTACAAGCGGCACGTATGCCTTTAACTTGTGATATCTTGTTGCCATCTTCGTCTTCTTTGAGTTTGAGTTTTCGCATTGCAACAACAATACTTGAAGCATAGATAAAACCTTGTCCGCCAGATATCTTATCATCTGGATCAAACATATCTTGTGATGCATAGGTATGATTGGTACATACCATTCCTACATTGTAACTACCAAACATGTTTACAGTATTACGCACAAGTGCAGTTAGTGCTTTAGGCTTTCTACCCAAGTCACCTTTTAAATCTCCACTATCAAATTGATTAATGTCTGTTGGTGTCAGCAACATACCTAAACTGTCAATAACAAACAATACCTTAGGACGTTCTCCATCGGGCAATGCTTTGTAGTCTTTCATAAATGTTGATACTGTTTTTGCTACGTCATCAATCATGCTCATGCTAAGTTTTAATAACTTGCTTTCATCTGTATCTACACCAAGTGCATGTAACCATGATTCGTCAAGTGCATTCTCACTATCAATTAACACAACAAATATTCCCTGTGCTTGTGCGGCTTTGACAATATTTCCACTTGCAAAATAACTTTTACCTGCACCTGATTCGCCTGCAAATACTGTAACTTTTCCTAGTGGAACTCCTTTGTTAAAGTCGCCTGAAATAAGATAGTTGAGTGCATAGTTGCCTGTACTGATCCAGTCCGTTGGATCGTTAAATCCAATTGACAACCCGTCAATACTTTTTGTAATATCTTTACGAAATTTACTTACGTCAAATGGTTTGCCCACTGTTTTCTCCTTGTTAGTGTAATATATATTATACTATATTGCTTTACGAAAGTCAAATGATTTCTAAAAAGCACTGGTTATTTTGCTTTGCATTTTTATATAGTATACGCCTGTAATTATGTAGATTGTCTTCTAAATTAACTATGTTTGCAACTGGTATTTGTTCTGTGATAGCTGGCACATTTTTATCTTCACACCATTGTAAAAACTCTCTGCTATAAGGTATTGTTTGAGGACGATCAAGATTAACTTGGAACGCCCATTCCAATGTTTCGTAGTTATAGTGATCATTGTTTAATAAATTTGTGTCCCAGTTATGCCATTTATCATAATACTGTCGACCTACAAATGTATATCCAAAACTAAAGTTTACAATATCATTGTTACTTATAAATGTATCCTTAAACGGATTGTCAATTATATTCCATTTTGCATCACTTTTGAATTCAATATTGCGAGTAAAAAGTTTTTCAATTTCGTGAACACTCATGTTGACTTCTTCATACGCATATACAAAACCTAAATGTGCTAGTACATCTGCTAAAATTGGGTGTCGTATCTCATCAGGGTATATATCATGTAGTTTCCAGCCTAATGCAGCCTGAGATTTGTTTTCACTTAGTCTTAATTTATCAATGTCAACAGTTTTTATTTGACTGAAAACCCAATTCTTATGTTGTGTATTCAAAAAGTCTTGGTTAAGATAATCAAGTAAATTTGTATTTTCTGGAAATACCACACCTATTAGGTCGTAAAGTACTTCGTTTGTTTTGCTGAGTGCCCAATGACAATGTGATATGCGTTTGTCAATTTGATTTGCAATTGTATTTGATACTAAAAAATTATTGTAATTCTTTTGGTTTGCTTGTTCTATAAACCAGTGAATTAATTCAGAATTATACTTTGTTTCAAACTCAATAGTATCGTCAGAGTTTTTATAAACTAAGTTAAATCTCATTGTATCTCCTGAAAGAATGAGGGCAAGGAGAAAGGAAAAAAACCTTGCCCTCCTTTGCCGTTAAGATGAAGACTGTCTGCTACGAATCATAGCAAGTATATCTTCGGCTTTCTGTCCACTACCAGAAGGGGAAGCTGGTGTTTGGACTGGTGCAGTTGGAGTTGCACCCATCTCTTCAGGTGTAGCGACCGGAGCAGGAGCCACTGTTTCTGCTACCGGAGTTGGTGCTGGTGCACCAACCTCTACAGGTTGTACTGTTGCTGATGCAGCCGCCGCCATTGCTGGAGCTGTTGCTGTTCCCTCAGGCTTTTGCATACCTGCTGGACGAAAGTATGATCCCCAACGATCAACATCATATGCTTGACCATCTACTGATGCTTCAAACATTTCTTTCATCACTTTTAGTTCTTCTTCACCTGGACGTTTAGGTAGGAAGTCACCTAAATTATATAAACCTTGTTCGTCAATAGACTTGGCTTCTGCTTCTGTAAGTGCAGTTTCTTTCCTTGCCCATTTACTGGTGCTATAGTCAGCATAACCACCTTTGCTAGTTTTACTGATTCTGAAGTCCAAGCCTCTAGCATAATCTGTTGGCAGTTCCTCTAGTTCAGGATCCATCAATGCACTTTTAATAATCTGGAATATCTGTGGTCCAATTATGAAACGTCTGATAGACTTATCTGACTTGTCATCTGCTATAGGATTTTCTCTTACAAATCCTTGCATAATATAACTGCGTTTCTTCCAGTACTTACGACCCATGTCTTCTAAACTTTTATCTTTGAACCATGGACGTACTTCAGTTAGGATTGGACAAGTATCTCCCCACATCTCAACACAAGGAACCTGTACCTGAACACTCTTACTGTCCATCTGTCCTTTGATACCATTGAATGGGAGTTTGATCATTGCACGTTCAATCCAGAAGAACGTGTTGGAATTGTCTGAATCAGGAAGGAAACGTAGAGTTGCACTATCGCCTTCGTTCATGTTCCAATGTGGGTAAATTGCGTTATCGCCGCCGCTTGTTTGATTGCCTTGCTTGTTATCTGCCGCTGCAAGGCGAGCTCTTATTTCTGCTAATGAAGCCATTTTCTTCTCCTATTGCCTACGAGTAGCAACTACTACTCTATCATTTGCCTGTTTATGTTTGTCAACAAATAATGCAACTACATTACTTGCACTTTTATTTAGCACAGTAATATCTAAAGGTGAGTTTTTATCTGTGAAAAAGTTAAACATGACTAATAATAGCACATGCACAGGAATAGTCAAAGATTTTGGTTAAGTTTGTTAACCTTTTGCGAGGTAAAGAATTCTTTCTAGCATTGGATCACGTTCTGCTTTGAGTGCTTGTTTGCCAGTGTCAATATCTTCTATCTCTGTCATGTCTTCTGAATCTAAATCGTCCGTTGGTACATTGGTTTTACTGCGTGTAGCATCTTGATCATTTGGATTTACAAAACTGTCTATGCCTTCTTCAACATCTGAACCACCAGCAGTTTTAACAACGTCTTGTCCGCCTAATCCCATTTCTAAACTGCGTTGTTTTCCTGCGGCTGCATCAGCTTGTCCCTGTGCATATCCACTTGCTGGTTCTTCTTGTGTAGGTGATTCTTCAATGCTTTCTTCAACATCAATTTCAACACCAAGTTCTTTAGCACGTGCCTTTACTATTTCTCTGCAATCTGCATCTGGATCTTTATCAGCTAGTTCACCAATGTTATCAAAAAGTTCGTCATCGCCGATTAAACTATAAAGTTGTTCCGAAGCATACTCGCCATCTGGTCCACAAGGCAATGGCTTTGACATAAGTTCACGTAACTTTGCCATATCTTCTTCAGTTTCAGGTAACGCCCATGTTCCTTCCATAACTTGGTTGGTCCAGTCTTCAAAAACGTCTGCTTCTCTCATTGTGTTTTCCTTTATTTTAGCCAATATAGGCAATGCTTCTTCTATTCTGCTGTCAATTGAACTGTTTACAAATACTTCTCTAACACTTTCAATTGTTTCGTCTAATTCTGTTGTCTCTGCTGGGTCATAAGCAGAAAATATTTCTTTGTATCCACGTTTGCCAATCATCTTTTTGGCTTTGCGTTTTAGATCTGCATAGTGCTTTACTGCATCTTCTACTATGCCCAGTGCTTGTTCGTTTTGTGCAAATTGATTACTACGACTTGCTCTTACAAACTTGCCTAGTGTTTTTATTTC